TCTCCTTGTTGGTTTGAATGAGTTCTTGAATTAGGCGAGTGGCGAGTGCCGCTGCCGTGTCTGTGTGTCCTGTTGTATGCCATTCGGCATTTCTTGCTTCGGTCTTGATCGATTCTGCAAATGCATTAGCGATGGAAATACCGTCGCTTGCTCGGTCGCTGTGACCTTGCAGCACAAGCAACCCACGCATGATCGGTGCAATCTCTGACGCTATGCGTGAGACATCTGGTATCCAGGCTTGCAACTTTGCCGCGCTGCGACAACCTCGTCGGTATTTTGCTTCTGCCTCACAGCATCGATTCATTGCTGCGAGAGCGGATGGATAGAACAAGTCAACTGCACGATCAATAGATTTTGTTTCCGCTGATACGGTCGGTGCTGTTGGCGGTGCTGCCTTGACCACATTCGTTCCGTTGAGAACTGTGGCAATTGCATCCTGCGACAGTGTTGGGAACGCAGTCACGATCAACGCCTTTGCCGCATCCTTGGTCACAAGACCAGTCGAGAAGTTCGCCAAAATCGTCAAGATCGCCGCAACTTGCGCTCCGTTGAGTCCTTCGCTTGCGAGCGTCGTGCTTGCATCACCCGACGCTGGCACAACAGCCGACGGCGACTGCTCAAACTGTGCTTCGGTTTCAGTGGGGACATTCAGCGAAGCAGGTGCAGCCGCCGTCGGTGTGCTCGTGTTCAGAGGCAAGCGGATTGACTCGCCGCCATCGACGGCAGGCAATCCTTCACGCTCTCTGATTTCGTTGGGTGTCAAGATGCCGTTGGTGACAGCAACCGCATAAGCCGAGAATCTTGTTGACATGTCCCCCCGAAGGAGGTCATCAAAGGAAATTCGAGTGGTCACATCGTCGCCGCGCTTTAACAATTTGCGGTTCACTTCCTGCTCCAGTCGAGCAGCCCAACCCGCAAGCGTGCTCTGCACAAACACAGCATTGGCTTGTTCGGCTGACGAGTACGACACGCCGTCGTTGTCTCCGACACGATGACTTGGAACATTGAACGCAGCCGCGATCTGTTGTCGCACAAACTTCTTCATAGAATCAAGATCGCTGTCTTTGGCGTTTGTGCTAATTGCCTCAAATTTAAGGCCTTCTTCCAAGATCGCAATCTTACCCGCGCCTTGAGCACCAGAATGAACTCGGTTGAATGCCTCTCGCAATCTGTTCGCACCTTCTGCGCTCAATCGACCTGGCATCGAAAGCACGCCAGCGGGTCGACAATTTCCCGCTAGAAAGCGAGAAGTCCATTCCTGAAGTTCCATCTCCATTCCAATCAGGTCTCTCATGCGGTGGATGGCAGGCTCACCGAGCAAGCCGTCTGCGGAAGGGCCGACAATATGCAATATGTCATAGGGCCGAAAAGTGCGCTGCTTGATTTCTTCTGGTGCTTTCTCGTCTGCCTTTCCACTCCAATATTTGTAGAATGGTTGATTTTGTCCATCACGCATGAGATAGACCAAGTCTGGCCGTAATCGTTCGATGGCGACTGGTGTCCCCGCAGGGTTCCTAGAAATAAACCCGAACGAATTGCCGTATAGCAAACAGTCGGAAATCTGCGCCTCTCGAAACACGAACGATGTCATGTCTTCATTGGCCTCGCCGTTGAGTAGCGAATACACAGGGTGCGTCACATCGTTACTCAATCCGTTCTCGCTTTGTCGCAATACTTGCCACGGCATTCGCGCCAGCGTCTGCGAGATCAATCGCACGCACGCGTACACAGTTGGCGACTCCATTGCGTTGTCGGGTGAAATGGTTTTTCCAGTCCACGCCCAAGAATTAACATACGACTGGATACCTCCACCAATCGGCTGGCCTATAGGCTGATTATCCTCGAACATAGAGCGCGGAGGTGCTTTTCCGAGAGCGCGTGTGATGAGATCGATCAAACCCATTGCATGTTTCCTTCATTGTAAATTGATGTTTTATTATTAGCGTCACCATGCACCATGCATGCGAGCGCGGTGACAAGAGCGGCGATGCAATCGATTCGCTCAGTCGAACTACTTTTGGATGGCTTAATGTTGGCCGCAGGATCGGTGTCGATCATGGTATTTGCCATACACCAATTTGCCACAGGATGATTTGCATGCTTCATTTTTTTTGAAAGCACGAGACTCTGCAAGCACTTTGATGCTTCGCTTAGACTTCGATACCCTTGCCTCACTTCGATCATGGGCAGACCTTCTTGCTGCAACCCGACTGCGAATTGTGTTGCATTCCACGGATCGTATCCAACTGCTTTGACTGATCGAGCGATCTTGGAAATGTCGCGAATTTTTTGCGCAACATAGTCATAGTCGACTATGTTTCCAGGCGTAGAAATCAATGAGCCATTTGCTGCCCATGTGTCGTAGGGAACCCGATCTATGCGAGATCTGCGGCGAATGCCCTCCTCTGGTGCGAACGCATACGAAAGGAAAAAGACATCTTCATTTGAGTCAACAGCAATGACTGCCACAGAAGTCAAGTCACTTGTAGTGGAAAGATCCACTCCCAAAAAGATATCTTTGTCAAAGAAGAATTGTTCATCAATCTCTGGAGCAGCGCACGCATCCCATGACTCAAGCGAGATCCATCTCTTTTTCGTTTCTGTCCACTGGCAAAGATACAACTGTCGGAAGGCGACCTCGAAAGTAGGGAGGTCTTGCGCTTTCAAACATTCACTTTTTAGAAATGATTCGTCTACGCTGATTCCAAGATTTGGATTTGCAGCACGCCAGACCGAAGGCAATTTCCAATCTGCGTCAACTGGTGCGCCAAACAGGACAGGCAAATGTGATCGATCGATAACAGTTCCAGAGCAGACTTTTTCTGCATATTGTCTCTGCTGATAACACAGTGAATTTTTGTCATGACCCGCAGTGGTGATCGCAATCGACAGCGGCTCTTGTCGTGCTCCGACTCCAGTCTGCATCGCATCCCACAGATCCCGATTTGGGGCAGTATGCAATTCATCGTAGATGATGCATGACGGTGATCGGCCGTGCTTCGTTCCTGCATCCGCTGACAAGATCTCGATCTTGCCCGAATTTTTTGTACATGTGATTGTGTTGCGATAGATCTCGAGCACGCTCGACAACGCAGGACACGCTCGAATCATTGCCTTGCAAGCGTCACCGACTATCGCCGCTTGATCTCTACTTGATGCGCAGCAGTAAACTTCTGGACTGTTCTCTCCGCTGGCAAGCAACGACCACAAAGCGAGGCCCGCTATTAGCGTCGATTTTCCATTTTTGCGGGCAACTTCAATGTATGCCGATCGATAGCGACGAGTTCCATCCGCACGCTGCCAACCAATCAAGTTTCCAACAATTGCTTTCTGCCATGGCTGCAATTCAAATGGCTGACCCGCCCACTTGCCTTTGCTGTGTTGCAACGCCTGAGAAAAGAATGCGAAAGCCGCGTCGGCTTTTGATTGCACGAAGTGATCGCCGTCGCCTGCTGTCGCCAATGCGTCATAGCCAGGCAATTCGTATCGCTTATGATCCGAACTTGAACAAGTTTTTAATCGCGTCTTCTTTGCTATTGCCAGCGTCTTTCTGACCTTGAAGAGAAACCCGACTTGAAGCAGTAAGACCAAAGTGAGTGATTATTCGCCAGGCTGAATCACGCGACTCCCGACGCGCTTTTGCCCAAGGATTAGACATTGGAAATCCGCCTTTTCCACTGATCACATCTCCACCAGTCTGTAAAGCCATTGCGGCAGCGTGCTCTCCGAGAGAGATTTCATTTGCAAGCATGCTGACGGCGATGCCGTCTTGTTCTTTTAGAACGCCCAACTTCGTAATCTGTGACACGACCAGATCAAAAATTCTTTTGGTTTCAATGTTCTCAGTAACACATGGCAACATCAGCGGTGTGCCGTCAGTTCCCACTACCTCATTTTTGGAACGACGCGCCCCAAGTCGCGATCCTTTTAGGTTTAAAATATGATTTGGTGTCGGAGAGGGGCCGCGTGTTCCCATGTTAAAAAAATTTTATCAAAAAAAATTTTGCAAGCAATAGACATGCGCACGAATTTTGGTTATGCTTTTATTCCGTGTTCAAATATTGCAAAAATCGATTTGAAAATACCCTAACACGCGTGTAAACGCTTCCACGAGCGGTGACGCGGTCTGGAGTGAACCTTGACACCCCCCCCCGTATTTGCGTAAAAAATTGCGAAAAGTGGCGTTATTGGCTCAAAAAGGCGTATAGTTTGCCT